TAAATCTAGTTTTAAAATTTTTAGCGTATGCAAAACTTTGTGATTTTTGATTTATTAAACATCCTACATTCATAGCAAAGAAAAGATTATCTGGATTGGCCCACCAAGACACAAGAAATTTTGTATGGTAATGGCCTTGTACTGCTGACATACCCATGGTTTGTGATACCTTTAATACATCCGCAGATCTACCATGTGTAAAAAAACATTTTTGTCCATTACTCATTGTTAATGTAAGATCATCTATCCATTGCCATTTTTTTGTACCTAAAAATTCACCATAATCTTTTAAAAATTCTTTTGACATACCAAATTTTAATGCACGTCTATATACTAAACTACTATGATTACTCTCTACTTCTATCATTTTAGGATAAATGCTTTCTAATTCTTTTACAAATTTTCTTGATGCTTTTAATTCATGCCCAGCAGAATATAAGTCTGGATCGTGAGTGTGCATAGATATAGCGTGGAAATCAAGTAGATCGCCAATATTAACCACGAAGTCTGGCTTATATTCTTTTTTAATTTCTCGTAAAAAGTTAAAACTATCTTTGTGATGGTAAGGTATATGTAAATCACTTATTACTAAAATTCTTTTGTAAGTCATAATTTATAGCAGGTGAGCCATCTATAAACTCCTCTAAATTTTTAAGTTTATCGTTTGGATTAATATGTTTAACAACACCGTCAATAATATGTACTTCTCTAACAATAGGTGTTTCTGTTTTGTTCTCATAATTAATTATAATATCTTCAAAAATCAACACATACAATGTATACTAGAAATAATTATGCTTTGCAACTTCTCATAATTTCAGAAAGAGATTTTGCACGTGATGGTGTTTGTTTAGCCCATCTACTATCCATCATTTGAAATGATGCTTCACCATAATCTTGTTTTTTTAATGCTTCCCACATTTTTTTAAATTTAGACACACCACCTATACCTAGTTGGAACACCATCTCAATTAGAACACATTTTGCATCATCTACAAGATCTGTTATTCCGTTATCATGTAGTATAAGTATGTCTGCATTTTTTTTTGCTTCATCAAAATCCTTATCAAATTGTTCACTTAATTCTTCTTTAGTATATTCTTTACCTTCTACATAAGGATCATCTTTTGTTACTAGGTGGCCATATCCAATTGTGGCAAAACCTAGACTATCTTTGTACATTGTAGGTACAAAACCTTCATGTTTTTTTATACGTTCTTTTAAATTATCTATATTCATAATTATGCCTTATTTCTATTAGCAAAATTCCTTGCGCTTTCTGCTGATCTAAACCCCCATTTTTTTAACGCTAACGCTTTTCTGGTAGGTCTACCCTTATCATCCTTCATTGGGCCTTTCATGCCCCCAAATCGGGCCGCAAACGATATTCTACGGCCACTCTTACCTTTTGATAAAGGTGGTTTTAAATTAGATCCTTCTGTGCGTTTGAAAAACTTTCTACCTTTTTCATTCAAACCACCGCTAGGATTTTTATGTTCTTTACTATAACCCATTATGCTCTACCAAATTTAGGAAAACCAGCTTTCATGTTCTTATATGCCTTTGCACTAACCGTAGATTTAGACTTCGGATTAGATGTACCAGCTTTCTTTTTACGGTTCATATAATAATACAAACCTTTTCTTGCTTTCTTTCCATCTTTGGTAGTATGATATTTACTTGCCATATTACTTCCTTTTTATTAGATCTGTTGCTTTAAGTCCATACACAGATGCTATCACGCCCACAAAAATTGTCTGATACCAGAATGGAAGTTGTGAAAAATATTCAAAAAATAATTTCATCTTTTCCATGTGTGCAGGATTATCTGACCATACCGCAAATCCCAACATTACGATAGGGATACTTAATAGTATCAATATGAACTCGTCTTTCCAGTCTGATTGTCTGGCTTCTAATAATTTACCTTGATATTCAGCAGATCCGTTGGCCATCTTCTCGGCGTGTTTGTATTGTGCATCTGCCATCATCATTTTTGTTTCTTGTCTTTTTTTAAATATATGTGTACCTGCTTGTACTGCAATTTTTGCTAAACTAAACCATGCCATAATTTACCTCCATAATGTAAGCATTTTAATTAATGCTAATATTAATGCTACTAAAGAACCTATCACAAATATAGCTTTTATGCCACCCTTACCCATAGCTACTTGTTTTTTTAACTCCTCTATATCTTTGGAATTTTTATGAACAAGATCTTTAATTTCATCTAGTTTGTATGATATTACACTATGAGATATTGTTTTATTTACTATTTTTTTCTTTGTTTTCATGTGTTAATTTTTTGTTTTATTTTTTCTTCTTGACACCAAAATCTTAATATTGGTTTTGCATCATTAACATATTCATCATCCATATTACCAAAATACATAAGACTTTCTTCATAACCTGCTATTGTACAATCTTTATAATTATTAAAAATAAATTCATCATTTGTTAAGGGAGGATAACACATACCATTAATACATAATTGTAACATAAGAATAAACTTAACCATGATCTATTTTTTTTTCTTGTAATACTTTCGTTGTACTTGTACACGCCAAGTCCAATGAAATATAGATCTTGATATTTTTTCTATTTTTTTTATTACCCAATCTATCATTATCTTCTATCATATTATTTTAATATTAACTTTTTAATATGTATGTTGCCTAAACTATCTTCTTCTAATTCTGCTTTAGATCGTAGGCATTCATACCTTACACTACTACCACCCTTTAACTGCCTCTCGGCAACCCTCTTACCTTTAAGGCAGTCTGACATAGCTGGTTGTATTCTATGTTCTTTAATCTCATTGTTTACTATCATTAATAATGCTACAACTGTTTCAATCATTGTCCGTAATTTCCATTTGCTCTTACTTTATCTTTTAATTTTTCTATATCTTCTTGCATTTTTTCTACTTGTTTTTGTAAAAATTCTATGTTGACTTTGTTTGTCATATTCATTTCTTGGTTCTCTACCAATTTTTCTACGGTTTTGTACAGATCTTCTATTAACATAAATTGTTCGCTGTCCGCAGGTAAAGATCCCATCTCACCACGTGGCCATTTTATTCTAAATTCTGTATTATGTTCTTGATCTTTTGCCATTAACTCTAATGTAGTAGAGTGTTTATTTAGTTGTTCTACTATATTAAAATAGGCCATAGTACCAACAGCAACCGCCGCTATTATGGCTACTAGGTTACGCATTGGCATAGCTACAGATGTATTATCGCTGATTTTCATATCAGCATATATTAACAGATTATATTAGATAAATAAATTTTAAAATTAATGTACTTTTGTTAACAAAGATTTTAATTTTTCTAGATAAACAATTTGATCCCATGCTTCTTCTTGTGCATCTTCAATCCATTTTTCTATTGGTTTATTAGCTTGTGCCATAGTTTTTTTGTATTTAAGTATGCCATCTTCTGATCTCTTTGCAAACTTGTGCAACAGACTTTGAACCATGGGATCTTTTGTAACAATGAAAGGTCTTATAATTTTAGGTTTTTTACTCACTAAAAACTCACATTCATAAAATGACTACAAAACTGATTAACACTACAATAATGTTGACATCTTACATCTTCACCTGCACGAAATACTACCTTACAACCTTGGCCCTCTACATATTTATGTTCTTTCATATACTTATCCATTTCTTCTCTTGTAGGTAATACACGTCTAGCAGTTTTTCTGTTGTCCAACATAAGAGCATAGCTATCTTCTTTTCGCCATCTTTCTTTTGCTGTACACAAGGGAAGTTGATCTGATTTTTCTGCATCTTGATGTAATTTAATACGTGCCTGTACATAGTTTTCTTGTTCTTCTTCTGACCATCTACGTATAGGTATCATAACAACTTGTTTTCTTGGGTAGTTGTCTGATTGCATAACTTTTAGTTTTGACCAATCACGCAGTATAGCCATAATGTTTAATGATTTAACTTTGACTTCTTTCTTATACCTTGTCAATGTCTTTTGATTTTTTCTACATAGAAAGTCTAATACATTAAGTTGGTTTTCCCATTCATCTTTACCATTATTTAATGCATCCAACGCCGCCCATGCAGATGTAACTTTAAAATCTGTTAAATCACCTTGTCTAGATAACAAATCAAACTGACCACTTAATGTCCATCCATTAGTTATTTTATCATCTTTGTAAAACAATCTGCGTTCAGCTAGATCTACCTTTAGTTTAGATCTTTCTAATATGTGGTGTACGGATTGACCAAGTAAAGAGAATATTCTGTTAGATACATCATCCTCAATAAGATCCCAGTTACGCATTTCTAGTACTCTTATTCTAGGTGGCGCAATCAAACGGGTTGTAGATATATTAGATCCACTACTATCATAAGGATCGTTTATTACAGCCCGTTCAATAACTTTAGGTAGATTTGATCTATTTGTTATCTTCATTAGAACGGAATATCACCAAGATCTTGTGCATTATTCTCATCACCTAAATCTTGTTTTTCCGTACCTTCTAATTCTTTAGATTTTAAGATAATGTTTCTTATGCCTTCGGGTAATTGATTAAATACTTCCATTTTTTTTTCTTGAAAGTCTGTAATACTAAACACCATGTTAGGATGAAACTGTTGTGCAATTTCATCATTTTTACCTATTGGCATAACGGTTGATACTTTTGGTTTACCGTTTTGATTTAGTATAACATTTATACTACACGGTTTACCTGCTACCTTTGATATATCAAACGCTTTTTTTTCTGTTTCAGTAAAAGGTCTACCACGCCACGATACTAAATCATTAGCAAGATTTGCTTTTTCATTTAACGATAACGTATAGAACTTACTGATTGTTAATGGTTCGCCTTTGTTGTCTGTTTCAGACGGCACTTCCCATATCAACATTACCTGCCTTTTCCAACTAATCTGCCCTTGATAATCGTTTTGCTGTGTACCGAGATCTATTACTCTTACACATCTGGCCTTATGTACACCAACAGATACAGTTGGATAACTTGGTGTATCATTGCCACCATTTGCTATTATACTTGTCATATTTATCCTTTTTTTTCACTAATTTATTATTGATTAAGTTAAGTTAAATGATATATTAACGTAAGTCAAGTATATAGATTGACTTTTGTTAACAAAACAAATATAGAACAAATTATGGCAAGTGTATTAGATGAATTAATTGAGGAATTACAAGCTAAACAGAAAAGAATTGACAAGGAAATAATAAACCTTGACAGATCTAGTGTTATTCCTCAACATTATAACAAAGCAGATGATATATTAGTGCTTACGGATGAAGCAATAAAGTGTGAGGATAGGTCTAAATACCTGTTGCAATTAAGACACACTACTGTTGCAAAAATACAACAGGGTGAAACATGATAGAAAAAATAGGATTAGCAAAAGAACGTAAAAAAGAAATTATTAATAAATATGGTGGTAAAAACTTATCACGTATGCTGGGTATATCACATCCTGCCGTATCTAAATGGCAAGTAATACCACCTTTTCGTGCATATCAGATTGCACAATTAGGTGATTATGATATAGGTTATATAAGACCAGATTTAGAGATTGCGCCTAAACGGTAGGCGTAGACCATTATCAAATAGGTTAAAAGTATACCGTGTATATAGTGTAAGCGAGAGTGTAAACTATATCGTGTGGCGGGTTTTCCCTCTTTCATTTTAGTTTAGGTTTACCGCCACACCTCCCTTTTTAAAACCATTATAAACTATAGCATTGCCATAGCATTGTTATAAAATCGCATCAGTTTGCTAATAGCAAAAGTATCCCCTTCATCTTCATCTTCACCTTCAACTACACCTACAACTACATACAAGATAGGCAACAGACTTGACACCAAGTTTCTCTTAATGTAAAAATGATGTTAACCTAACTTAATGATTGTAAAATGCGAAAATCTATAACAGACGAACAAAGCCCTGCATTTCAATTTTATGCAAGTGATTGGATTTCAGATCCAAACAGAATGAAATTGTCATTAGAAGAACAAGGCGCATATATTTTATTGTATTGTCATTGTTGGCGTAGTTTTCGTATTCCAAAAGATATGGAAGTCTTATCTAGGATGTGTAATTGTAGAGTTGATAAGTTAGATAAGATTTGGAAAAACATATCACATTTATTTGAAGAAAAAAAAGACAAAGACAATAAAATATATCTTATCTGTATACAGGCAGAAGAAGAACGCAAAGAACAAGCAAAAAACAGAAAAAAAAGATCTATTGCAGGTAAGTTAGGTGCAAAAAAAAGATGGAGTGATGAAAGTTTAGGCGAAGATGACTAAAATAATTATTTTTGTGTTAGCTTGTACTGGTTGTCAATTAGAAAAATTAGAGTTTACTTTTGATGATAATAAATATGATTGGTGTTCAGAACACGCACAAGTAATCATAGAAGATATGTCTACATTCTATTGGTATAAAGAGGGAGTATATGAACACTCGGCGTACTATACAAATGATGGTAATAAATTAGTAGTAGGGCATAGGTGCGAATGAGTTATACTCCTAATTCACATTATAGTATGTTTTTAGATTACTTTGGCCAAACACATACATTCCAAACTTTTGATGACAAAGTAAGAAACAAAAAATTAATTAAACAATTACATGGTACTATAGAAGAACACTTTGATGAACTAGCAGAACTAAATAGCAAAGGCGCAGGTGTATATTTTACGGTTAATAAAACAGATCTTTGTGGTAGATCTAAAAAAAATATAACAGATGTAAGAGCAGTATTTATAGATCTTGATGGTACACCTTTACCTACAAAGTTTGATGTTATTCCTAACATAGTTGTCAATACAAGTCGTAACAAGTTTCATTGTTATTGGATTGTAAAAGATATGCCGCTAGAAAGTTTTGAGTTATACCAAGAAGCATTATCAAACAGATTTAATTCAGATCCAAAAGTAAAAGATCTTCCACGTGTAATGCGTGTAGCAGGTTTTTATCATCATAAAAAAAATCCTTATCCTGTAAAAATTATACAATGTACTGCACATGAACCATACACTATGAAAGAAATAAGAGATGGATTGAGATTAGTAAGGCCAGAACGTAAAGTAGTAAAGTATGATCCATCTATGTATCAAGGCCAATATACAGGCACATTACGTTATGGTTGCGGTGAGGGTGATAGACACGAACAATTAGTAAAGATGTTAATATCAATAAGATTACGTGGCGAAACATATGATTATGCAAAGACAGAAGCATTACAATTTAATAGTTATTGTAAACCGCCAGATGATGAAAAGGAAGTATTATTTCAATTAAACGATATATGGAAAAGATATGAACCTACTACGAGAATACCAAAAACAAGCAATTAACAATATTAGAAACCATTTTGTTAAAGGCAAAAAAAAGATTTTACTCGTTGCCCCTACAGGTAGCGGTAAAACCGTCATTGCATCATCAATGCTAGAACAGATTATAGAAAAGGGGAACTTTGGTTTGTTTGTAGCACATAGGAGGGAATTGGTGATGCAATGTAGTCGTAAGTTATCAGACTTTGATATTAAACATGGCGTAATTATGGCAAGTAAAACACCTAATCATTATGCAGACGTACAGATAGCATCTATACAAACATTTACATCAAGAAAAGATAGAGATGATTTTATAAAACCAAATGCAAATGTTATAATTATAGACGAAGCGCATAGATCTACTTCAAAGTCATTTAAAAAATTAATAGAAGAATATCCAGACGCATATGTTATTGGCCTTACTGCAACACCTTGTAGAGCTGACGGCAAAGGTTTAGGCAACATATATCAAGAACTTGTACAGGCAGGTAATATAAAAGATTTAACTAAACAAGGATACCTTGTACCTAACAGAATTATTGCACCTACAATACCAGACTTACAAGATATACGTATTGTTGCAGGTGATTACGAAAAGAAAACATTAGATAACAAAATGAATACACCTAAATTGGTAGGTGATATTGTTTCACATTGGATAAGGTATGGCGAGGATAGGCCAACAATAGTTTTTGGCGTGTCTATAAAACATAGTAAATACATTGCAAATATATTTAAACAAAATGGTGTACCAAGTGGCCATATAGATGGTGAGATGCCAGAAATAGAACGAGAAGAACAACTAGATAAACTAGACAAAGGTAAAATAAAAGTCTTGTCTAATTGTATGGTTTTGACGGAGGGCTGGGATCAACCAAAAGTGTCTTGTGTAATTATAGCTAGACCTACAAAATCATATTCTTTGTATTTACAGATGGTAGGCAGAACCTTACGACCTGCGCCAAACAAACTTGATACATTGATTATAGATCATAGTGGGTGTGTGTATGAACATGGCTTTCCCGAAGATGTACCAGATTGGCAACTAAAAATTAGTAAAGAAAAAGAAAGAAAAAAGAAACAACCTAAACCTATAGATCAACAACCATTTACTTGTGTACAATGCGACACAGTTTATAAACCTATAAAAGATAATCCCGAATGTCCTAATTGTGGCCACATACCTACAAAGAAAGAAGAAGTTATACTTATAAAACAAGGTAGATTAGTAGAACTTCCAAAGATGAAACCAAATGCAGAAGATAAAACAAATTTCTATGCACAACTTGTATATTACGCAAAACAAAAAGGATACAAAGAGGGCTGGGCATCATACACATTTAAAGAAAAGTATGGTCATTGGCCACATTCTAAAAAAATTATACCTGTTGCTACAGGCAAGGATGTTATGGGTTTTATACAACATCTTAATATTCGTAGAGCAAAGTCAAAAAACATAAAGGAGTTTAGTTATGAGTGAAGAATACATAGAAAGGCGTATGCATGAATTACGTAAGTTAGGTAAAGATCATGCAGATGCAAAGAAAAACCTTACAAAATTAGAGCATGGCCGTAAAATACTATTGTCTGTAATTATGAAAGAAAAAATGATAAATTCTAATACGGGTAAGATGGATAGTGTTAATGCCCAAGAACGAGAAGCAAGAGCAGATGACAGATATAAAAAACATATTGATAACCTTGCAGATGCAGTTGGTAAAGAGGCCGAGTTGAATTGGGAAAAGTATTTAGTGCAGATCAATTTTGATAGTTGGAAAACTAAAACAATAAATCAGATGGCAGAATATAAAAACTATGGTAATAAAAAATAAACGTAAAGATCCACAATTATATACATACGATAAATATGAGTGTTGGTATGAAGATCATGCATCAGATTGTCAATGGAAATCTATAAAAGAAGCAGAAAGAGATAAACCACAAATATGTTTTACCGAGGGTTATTTATTAAAAAAAGATAAAGATTGTCATATGTTTGTAATGTCATTTTCACATGATGAAATAGGCGATCAGATGATTGTTGCTAACAAAAATATATTATCAATAAAAAAAGTTGGTTCAAAAACATTTTACGAAAAGGATTTTGTATATGGCGAGTGGAAGTAAAACTAAACATATGAAACAACATATGCAAAAGATTGCAGACTTTGGATGTATCATATGTTATAAAATGGGCTATCCTAATACTCCGTGTGAACTACACCATATCAAAGATAAGACAGGTATGGGTAAGAAAGCTAGTAATTACGAAGTTATAGGGTTATGTCCTACACATCACAGGCAGGGAAAGGAAAGCTATCATTATAGTCCAAAAGCATTTACAAAAAAATGGGGAACGCAAAGAGAATTATTAGAACAAAACAAAGAGTTAGTCAGTTGTTGCAAGGGAGGGGTATGTCAATAGATTACAAAAAGTTTGATAAATTATTTCCAAAAAATACTTATGAAAAAGAAAAGTTAGATACAATGTTAAACGTGCCTATGGAGTGGATAAGCAAGTATGATGAAGAAATGCAAAATAGCGGGTTTAGTGAGTATAAAGATCATAGACTTGTAGATAAAATGACAGATAGAGAACGTGAGTTGTTTGTAGTTGTCCGATCTATAAGTAATAAACATATAACATTCTTACTAGACGTTATAAGTAAATTATTAAAAAAGGAAGATGGCACGAAAATTTAAAGACCACGTACAACACGAAGCTATATTTCACAAAACGTCTATTGGGCGTAATCCAAGTAAGCAAAAAATGAACAAACACAAACGAAGATCATGGAAAAAATATCGTGGCCAAGGAAAGTAAAAGAATTAACAAAAGGAGGCGTGTATCATGGAAACTTAAATACAAGAAACTGCTGAAAAAGCACAAGAAGTTGAGGGAGGAATACGAGTTTGTTCGCTTCCTCCCTTAACATTATAAAACGATTGCACCTATCACAAAACCTACAACAAAACAAACAATTTCAGTTCTATTTAATAAACTCCATTGTTTAAAATCTTCTCGCCAACGCTTTGTAATATAGATGTCTTTACCAAATAAACTTATTCTCATACGTCTACTCCTGTTTCCATTTTCAGATCTACAAGTACGTCTGTTAAGTCATCTATTATAGTAGATAGTTGTTGTTTTGTATAGGTATCACTTGGTTTAAGTTGATTTAACCTATTTATTTGATTATTTAAACCTGCTAAAGCTACACCAAACTTCTTTTTTTTATGCGCTTCTGCTTTATTCTTACTATCTCTATAATCGTGGCCATCATCCCTTTGTGTCATAGATTGTACTCCTTTTCTAAATGTGGATATGGATATTTTTCTCGCCAAAATCTTGCATTGTAAGAAAAATAACCAACATACTTTTTACCTTTATAAACTTTAGGCGGTATAAAATTACCACCGCCTAAATCATTCTCATTAATATAAACATTAATTAACTTTTTTAATTTAGATAATTTTTTATGTTTGATATTAACAAGTGTACTTGTACCAAACTTGACTTCATATGGGTTTTGACCAAAGTCTACGTTACCACAATTAGTCAGTTTTTTTATTACAAAGTGTGTCATTGTTAGACCCTACCTTTTTTTTCTGCATCTATTAAAACATCAACACCAAGATTATAAATTAACTCATCTATAAACTCTCTCAACGCCTTGTCTTTTTTAGATTGTTTTTTGATTGTTGATATGTCTTTTAGTCTATTACAAACATATATCATATCTATTCTAAACATATTAATCCTCACTTTCCGTTATTGCAAAAAATGGAAGATTTATTTGTTTTTTTTCTATCATGTCCATAACTTTTATATCAGCATCATCCTCGTTATCTGCCTCAATAGTCATGCCGTCAAATTCTGAAAGGTCATCTTCCATACCCTCAAAATCCATCTGTATTGTAAATTTAGGCATTATTCCTCCGTTCTAGGTAAAGCACTTATTAATAAAATAACGCCACCACCTGCAAGGATAAGTCCAAGCGTATGGTCGGCGTTATATGACATAAACCATCCTAGACCTGTGAGGGTTATACCCCCACAGATCAAAGCTATTCTACCGCTACCCATTGACGGCTTCTTTCAATGGTTCTTCTGTAAAATTATGATTATCACGTGATATGGTAAAATCTTTTTTTACAAAAGCACAAGCAACAAGCATATGCCATACGGCAAGATCATAGACCTCCTCACGGGTTTTACAAAAATTAAATGTAATATCCTGCCCCTCGTAATCGGGTTTAGTTTTAGCATAGCGATTAATATGCATACTTTCGCACGGCCCCCAAATGATGATTTCATCTTTTTTGATTTCAACTTCACAAACTTTCTTAATTTGTGGAAGTTCAGACCAACTACGAACATAGTCGGCCTCCATTTTAACTTTACTCCATTGCTCGTCAGTAAAGTCGCTTTTTTGATACCAATAGTTAGTGTATCCCATCTTTGTCCTCCTTTATAAGTTTAGGTTGTTTTGAGATTAGTTTATGCACGTCTACCATTTTAGCATGAATGTTAATAGGTTGACGTACTGCTTGACATAGGCAATCGTACACAGATTGGCCTGTGTACAATTTACCCTTAATCCTCATCTTAATCATTTGACCAACCCCAATGTTTTTTGGATTTCATTTTTAAGATAAGGCACGATTTCAGATTGCTTTGTAGGATAGAAAATAGTTATATCTCTACCTGTCATCTTACAAAGACAATCTAAAATTGCTTCTAGTTTCATTATGGTTTTAATTTCTTTCATAATCAAATTATCCATAATAACCCCCTTTCATAGAGTTAACCTTAGTTAATACATAAATACATTTACTTGTCAACTACTTTAGGTTAGAATGGTTGTAATATGACTAGAATGCTTACAGATCAACAAAAACGCTTTATTGAGTACTTTAGCCAAACAGGCAACGCAACTCAAAGCGCAATCAAAGCGGGGTATTCAGAAAAGACTGCTGAACAACAGGGCTACGAACTTAAAAACAAGCTATCTAACGAGATTGATACTGAAACACGTAAGCTACTAGGGTCAGCCGTTCCAATGGCCGTAGACAAACTCAAACAACTTATCGAGGGCGATAAGATTAGCCCAAGTGTAAAACTAGGCGCAATCAACTCATTGCTTGATCGTACTGGATATCAGACAACGCATAAGGTTGAGGATGTAACAGGCAAGAAAACAGACGAAGAACTGCGCCAAGAGTTAAATCATCTCTTATCAACTATCCACGTCATTGGTGGTACAGGTACAGGTGGCGGTGGTACTGGCGGGGGTGGTGGTTCTATAAACTAGCCCTTATTCTGCTTTAGCTACTCGTATAGACACATATAAACATCATGGCTACCATACACATAGGAAGAATGTATATGCATCACAGGGGTGCGTATAGGCCTTGACACGTGGCTGATAGGTGCGTAGGAATGCTTATAGACGCACACACACACGGCTCACAGGCAAGGCCGTGGCGTGGTTGTTGCTGTCTTGTTCTTTACCTAAACAAGCTCTACACACTCTTTACCTCCTACAAAATACACACAGGCGACAGCATACATACAGAAAGACAGGTGCGATTGTGTAAGAAGGATGCGTGTGGAAGGGGGCTACCCCCCAAAACGCCCGTGCGTCTACTCTACAATGGATTAATCCGTGTAGCGGTGGGTAATTTTACATATTAACTTATGTTAACAGGTAGAACATTTGGTAGATACGTGCTATTTATATATTATGGGTGATAAGGCATGGAAAAAAAGAGAACGAAATGTTGCAAAATATTTCAATGGTGAACGTAATGCATTATCTGGTGGTAATAGTAAAATAACTAGGGCAGATGTAATACATCCTAAATTATTTATTGAATGTAAGTTAAGAAAGGTACATAGTGTAGTTAAATTATGGGAGGACACAAATGAATTGGCTAAAAAAGAAGGTAAGACGGCTGTGGTCGCACTTTGTCAAAGCAATAGAAAAGGCAGTTGGCTTGTAATACATAGTAATGATTTGGATAAAATTATAAATGAACGAAGTCTTGCAAAGAGCAGTAGAGATAGCTAAAGAATTAGAACGCCGTAAGGCAACTAATAGGATGGTTGATTATGAACCTTATGTATACCAAAAAAAGTTTCATAATAATAAATCATCACAACGATTGTTGATGGCTGGAAACCGTGTCGGCAAGTCATTTTGTGGGGCTATGGAAATGGCGTACCATGTGTCGGGAAAATACCCAACGTGGTGGGAAGGCAGAAGATTTACTAGACCAATACGTGCTTGGGCTGGGGGAGTTTCTAACGAAACGACTAGGGATGTCTGTCAAAAAGAACTTGTCGGCCAACCAGACGATCCGTCAGCAAAAGGTACAGGTACAATACCATTAAATTTAATACAAGATACTGTAAGAAAAGCGGGTGTACCTAATGCATTGAATAGTGTTGTAGTAAGACACGTTTCTGGTGGTAATTCTAGAATAGGATTTAAGGCATATGAGATGGGTAAAGAAAAATGGATGGGTGAAAGTATAGATGTTATATGGCTAGACGAAGAACCACCACCAAGTATTTACTCACAAGCATTGACTAGAACAGCAGACAAGGGTGGTATTGTATATATGACGTTTACACCAGAAAGCGGTATGACAGAAACAGTAGCACAATTTGTAAATAAATTAAAAGATGGACAAGCATTGTTTACAGCAACGTGGGATGATGCACCCCATATGACAAAAGAAGTTAGAGATCAAATACTACAAGCGTTACCACCACATGAAAGAAAAATGCGTGAGAAAGGTATACCACAATTAGGATCTGGTTTAGTGTTTCCTATAAACGAAGAAGATATAGTTTGTGATCCTATAGATATACCAATACATTGGCCTAGAATATGTGGTTTAGATTTTGGTTGGGATCACCCAACAGCATCAGTATGGACAGCATGGGATAGAGATAGTGATATTGTTTATATTTATGATAGTTATTCGTTACGTCAAGAAACTGTACCAGTACACGCATCAGCAATAAAATCTAGAGGTAAATGGATACCTGTAATATGGCCTATGGATGGTAGACAAGCAGATAAAGGTTCTGGTAAAAATCTTACAGAACAATACAGACAAGAAGGTGTTAATATGACTAGAGAACATTTTAGTAATCCACCAAGTCAAGGACAAAAAGAAGGCACAGGTGGTAACAGCGTAGAAGCTGGTGTTATGGAAATACTAACCCGTATGCAGACAAAGAGATTGAAAATATTTAAAAATCAAGGTAAACTGTTGGAAGAACTACGTATGTATCATAGGAAAGATGGTAAGATTGTTCCAGCTAATGATGACGTAATATCTGCTATGAGATATTGTGTAATGTCATTAAGAAAAGCTAGAATAAAAAATACTGAACCTTTACAGATACGTTCTGATAGTGAGTTTAACATTTTTAAATAGGAAAGGTAAATATGGGCGGATTTGTAAGAGCAATAAGACGAGTTTTTAGCAGACCAAAACCAGTTGTTATTCAACAACCTGCACCTCAACCTGCCGCACCAACTGCACCGCAAACAGCACCAGCAACGCAACCAAAAACTGCAAGTGCTATGGCGGCTAGTCAAGCTGGTTCGTATGGTGGTCAAACAATTATGACAGGCGCAAGTGGTATAGAGGATGAAGCAAACGTGCAAAAAACTGTTTTAGGTGGCGGTACTACCAAAAAGAAAAAGAAAGCATAGTAATGGTAGAAGTCGTTACAAACGACAAATGGCGTTTACCTATAGGTGATTACCTAAAAGAAAAATGTTATATATCTGCTGATATTGGTAATAAATTTTCTTATATTGGATTTATAGAAAATGAAAAAATTTTAGGTGGTTTTCTTTTTACAGACTATGATGGCCATAATGTATATGTTCATTTAGCATTAGAAACACCTAGATTATTTACTAGAAAACATATAAAATATGTTTTTGACTATGGTTTTAACCAGTTAAAATGTGGCCGTATGACGGCAGTATGTAGAAACGGCTATGAACGTAATGAACGCATTTTATCTGGTACAGGATGGACAAAAGAAGGTATAGTAAGAAAAGTTATGAAAATTAAAAATGAATTTGTTGATGCGGCAGTTTATGGAATGCTAAAAGACGAATGCAAATGGATAAGGAAATAATATGGGTAAATATTTTTTAACAGATAGACAAAAAAAAACTTTACAAAAACATAGTAAACATCATTCAGCAAAACACATGGCTAGTATGAAAAAAGATATGAGTGCAGGTAAAACATTTACACAAGCACATAAAAAAGCAATGAAAACTGTAGGTACGTAATATGGGCGGAAAATCACAACCACAAATGCCACCACCAGTAGAACAATCAGTATACGATAGAACAGATAAAGCAGAAGCAGAAGCGGCAAAAGAAAAAGAAAAAATGCTTGGTACAAAAAAGAAAGGTATGTACGGTACAATTCTTACAAGTGGTGAAGGTGTTGAAGATGAAGCAGAAATTGGTCAAACACTTTTAGGCGGCGGTGTAAAAAAAAATAAAAAATAATGGCTAATTACGATTATATAAAAAAAAGAATAGATAGACTTGGCCAAGAAAGAGGCACATGGGAAGTCAACTGGCAAGAAATATTAGATTATGTAATGCCAAGAAAAGCAGACGTAGTTACATTAAGAACACGTGGTGAAAAAAGAACAGAAGTTTTATTTGATAGTACAGCAATAACAGCAAATAATTTATTAGCGGCAAGTCTACAAGGTACACTTACTTCGCCGTCATTACCTTGGTTTAGTATAAAATTAAGAGATGAAGAATTAAACGAAAATCGTGATGTACAGTTATGGTTAGAAGATACAGCACGTAGAATGTATGACACATTTAATGAAACTAATTTTAATACAGAAGTACATGAAATGTATCTTGATTTATGTTCAATAGGTACAGCCGCATTATTTGTAGAAGAAGGTAATAAAGGTTTTGATACAGACGGTATACATTTTAATTGTTTACATATTGCAGAATATTATATTCAAGAAAGTATAAATGGAAAAGTAGATACACTTTATAGAAAATATAAATTAACAGCTAGACAAGCTGTACAAGAATTTGGTTTTGATAATGTTGGCGAAAAAGTACAAACAGCATCAAAAGAAAAACCAGATCATAAATTTAATTTTATACACGCAGTAGAACCAACAGCAGATTACGAAAGAGCAACAGGTAAATCTACAACTAAATTAAAATTTCATTCATGTCATGTATGCGAAGAAGATAAAATGACAGTAAGAACAGGTGGTTATAATGAATTTCCATATTTAGTACCACGTTGGTCAAAAGCAACAGGCGAAATATTTGGTAGATCACCAAGTTTTAATGCGTTACCAGATATAAAAACATTAAACAAAGCTGTAGAAATAGGACTAAAAGCATGGGCAAAAGCTATTGATCCGCCGTTACTTGTACAAGATGATGGTGTTATAGGTAGAGTTAGAATGACACCTGCTGGTATTACAGTTATTAGAAATGATGGTGCTGTAAAACCTTTACAGATAGGAACAAATTGGCAGATTACAGATTTAAAAGAAAACCAATTACGTACTGCAATACGACAAGCATATTATTCAGATCAATTACAATTACAAGAAGGCCCACAAATGACGGCAACAGAAGTACAAGTTAGATACGAATTGATGCAAAGACTTCTTGGCCCAACATTAGGTAGATTTCAAAGTGAGTTTCTTAATCCATTAATAGAACGTACATTTGGTATTATGTATCGTGCAGGTGCATTAATGCAAGAACCAGAAATAATACAAGGTACAAAAATAGATGTAGAATATTTAGGGCCTTTAGCACGTTCACAAAGAATGGAAGAAAGTGTAGCAATAGAAAGATTGTATAGTTTAGCTATGAACATTGCACAAATAGATCCTGCTATTATGGATAATATAAATCATGACGAAGCTGTAAGATTACGTGGTAAATTATTAGGAGTACCTAAAACAGTATTACGTGGTAAAGATGATGTTGACAATATGAGAACAATGAGAGCAGAACAAGCACAAATGGCTCAAATGGCACAACAACAACAAGAAATAGGTAAAGCACAAAAAGATCAAGCACAAGCGGCAAAAATACTTGCAGATCCAAATGTATCTAGTGGATTAGAAGATACAGTAAATGAAATGGGTATGGAAAATATAGCTGATGAATATGGACAAAGATCTTAAAAAAATAAAAACAGATTACAGAATTACTTTTGATACACCAGAAGGTAAAAGAGTGTTAGCTGATTTAACGTCAGCTTACTATCATAGATCATCTTATACAAAAGGTGATGCACATGAAACAGCGTTTCGTGAAGGACAACGAAGCGTAGCAATCAGAATAATTAACTTACTAAAGGAGGATAAAGATGTCTGATGAACAAATGACCACAAACGACAATCCAATACAAGAAAACAATACTGTACTTGGATCGGGAAGTGATAATCAAGATTGGAAATCAACACTACCCGAAGAATTAAAAAATGATGCTACATTGCAAAATTTTAACAATGTAGAAGATCTTGCAAAAACTGTAGTACATCAACAGAAAAGGTTAGGTAATACAATATCTATACCTAAAACTGATGAAGAATATAATGATGTATATACAAAACTTGGTAGACCAGAAGATGCTTCTAAATATACAGTAAATATACCAGAAGATTATCAACCGTTTTTTGAACAAAGAAATCTTGAAGAATTTACTAACGTAGCACATAAGATTGGTTTAAGTGATAAACAAGTAGGTGCATTGTTAGAGTATCAAATGAATACTATAAAACATGAAGAAGAAAATGAACCTGCGGAAATATCAAGGCAAAAAGCAGAAACAGAAGATATACTAAAGCAAGAATGGGGTTACGACTATGAAAAAAAAGTTGCCGCCGCAGATAGAGCATTAGAAGTATATGGTGATGAAGATTTAAAAGATCTTATTACTAATTCTAGTGCTGGTAATAATCCTGCTGTTATAAGATTTTTTGCTAGATTAGGCCAAGAAGTAACAGAAGATATGGCGCAAAATACACAAAATAATAGATTAAGTATTTCGCCATTAGATGCTAAAGATGAAATTGCTAAAATTATGGCAGATAATAACCATCCTTATCATAAAGGTGATGAAACTGCTGTAGAAAAAGTTAGACAATTACATGAAAAAGCATATGGAAATTAATTTAAAAGTGTTGTATAATTGCAACAACTGATTTCGCCCTTTTTGGATAACGAAATGTTAGCCGATATGGCTTAAAAATTAGGTTTCCCGTTAGGACAAAAACCGATTAATTGGAATATAGTGTAACATAATGTGTGTTATGCTCTCTATTCTGTAACTTTTAATGGAGGAACGACTATGTCAGTTCAAATAACAACTGCTTTTGTAGAACAATACAAAAGTAATGTTTTTCATTTGGCGCAACAAAAGGGTTCAAAATTAAGAGATGCGGTTAGAACCGAAAGTGTAACGGGGAAATCACATTTCTTTGAAAGAATTGGATCAACTGCGGCTGTGAAAAGAACGTCTAGACATGCGGATACACCAAGAGTGGATACGCCACATTCTAGACGAAAAGTAACTATGGATGACTATGATTGGGCAGATCTTATTGATGATAGCGATAAAATAAGATTGCTTATTTCACCTCAATCCGAGTATGCAAAAGCTGGTGCATACGCTATGGGCAGAACAATGGATGACGTAATTATTGCGGCGGCTACTGGTAATGCTTTTGGCGGTGTTTCTGGAGGTTCAACTATTGCACTTCCAGCAGGACAAAAAATTGCACATGGATCAACTGGATTAACTATAGCTAAACTAATTACTGCAAAAGAAAAATTAGATGCGGCTAACGTAGATCCAGACGAAGCAAGAACGATTGTATGTTCAGCAAAACAGATTTCTGATTTGTTAGGTACAACTCAAATTACTTCGGCTGATTTCAACAGCGTAAAGGCGTTAGTACAAGGCGATATTGATACATTTATGGGCTTCAAGTTTATCAGAAGTGAAAGACTTGGCACAGATAGTAACGGTAACAGACAAGTACTAGCATTCACTAACACATCTATGGGCTTGGCTCTTGGTAAAGATATTCAAACAAAAATATCTGAACGAGCAGACAAAAACTATAGTACACAAGTATATCTATGTATGACTATCGGTGCTACGAGAGTAGAAGATGAGAAAGTCATTGAGATTGCTTGTACAGAATAAAGTTAAGGAGGACTTATTATGGCTAGTGTAAAAGGAGTAAATTTTACCAAGAGAACAGCAGAACCAGTAGAAAAGGTTATTGCAAGTCAATCTCATGGTAGATTACGAGTACAATATGATAGTTATGAAGCATCTTCTTTAGCTTCTGGTTCTGATATATCTGTTGCAAAATTACCTGCGGGTGCAATCGTGTATGACATTGTTGTACAGTTTGATGCTCTAGGTTCTGCAACGATATCTGTCGGTGATAGTGCTGATGCGGATAGATACATAACTGCAACTTCGGTTTCTTCGGCTGGACAAATGTCTATGTCGCAAGAAGGCGCAATAGATGGTTTTGGTTACGAAAATACTGCTGAAACAGATATACTTTTAACTACTGGTAGTGCGGCTATTAGTGGTACAGTTAAGTGTGCTGTTTTCTACAGTATGGACTAATACTTATAACTAACTTAAAAGGGGCGATATATATTGAATTATTGTCGCCCCTTTGATATATTTATAATATGGCTACAGAAGTATCAATTTGTTCAAATGCATTAAGAAGATTAGGTGATGATCCTATAACTTCATTAACAGATGATAGCGAAAGAGCCAGATTATGTAATTCATTTTATGCAGACACAAGAGATAGTGTATTAAGATCTCACCCTTTTAATTTTTCAATAACAAGAACAACTTTAGCGCAACTTTCAGACAAACCTACGTATGGTTTTAATTTTCAATATGCATTACCAACAAATCCTTTTTGTTTACGTGTGTTAGAAATGGAAGAAAAAGATTACAAATTTAAAGTAGAAAATTTTGGAACACAAGGTAGAGTATTACTTACAGATCAAGGTACTGCTAACATTTTATATATAGCTAGAATTACAGATACAAACTTGTTTGATGCTATGTTTGTAGACGTATTAACTGCTAAATTAGCTGTAGATCTAGCATACCCTGTAACAAGTAGTATGGCAGTACAAAAACAAATGCAGGATTTATTTCAAAAAAAACTTTCTGAAGCACGTAGTATTGATGGACAAGAAGGATTTATGGATGATCTTGTTTCTGATACATTTACGGACTTTAGGAAATAATGGCAAGAGTACACCCTTTTCAAACTAATTTTACTGCTGGTGAATTAACACCAAAATTAGCAGGTCAAGTAGATTTTAAAAAATATAATAATGGTGTTGAGGAAATGCAAAATATGACAGTATTTCCACAAGGCGGCGCAACAAGAAGATATGGTAGTAGATTTGTTGCAGAAGTAAAAGATAGTAGTAAAGATACAAGAATAATACCTTTTGAATTTAACGTAGAACAATCATATATTTTAGAATTAGGCCATCAATATATTAGATTTTATAAAGATAATGGTCAAATTACAAATACACCAAAAAACATAACAAGTATAACACAAGCAAATCCTGCTGTAGTTACAGTATCATCTCACGGCTATACAAATGGTGATGATGTGTGGATTAATAGTGTTGTAGGAATGACACAAGTAAATGGTAGAAGATTTAGAATAGCAAACGTAACAACAAATACTTTTGAATTACAAGGCGTAGATAGTACAAATTATACTGCATACGCTTCTGGTGGTACTGCGGCAGATGTTTTTGAAATAGCATCACCATATACAGAAAGTCAATTATACGAAATAGGATTTACACAATCAGCAGATGTTATGTATTTAGTACATGAAGATGTAGCACCTAGAAAACTATCTAGAACAGGTCATACAAGTTGGACTTTAACAGAAGTAGATTTTAAACGTGGCCCATATTTAGATCAAAACACAACAGGCACAACTATGACACCAAGTGGTACTTCTGGTAGTGTTACTATAACTGCATCTTCTAATACATTTGTATCTACAGACGTAGGAAGATTAATAAAATTTAATGGAGGTCATGCTAAAATTACAAATTTTTCTTCTGCAACACAAGTAACAGCAACTACAACAGATAATTTTAGTGGTACAGGAGGAACAACAGATTGGTCATTAGGTACATTTACAAGCACAAAAGGTTTTCCTAGAGCAGTATCTTTTTTTGAACAAAGATTAGTTTTTGCTGGTACTACATCTTTTCCACAAACTATATTTGCAAGTGAAAGTGGTTTGTATGAAGAATTTGATGTAGGTTCTGGTAACGCCGCAGATGCATTTATTTATACTATAGCCGCTAATAGAGTAAATGTTATTAGATGGTTAGCACCTGCACGTGATCTTATTGTAGGTACAGTTGGTGGTGAATTTAAAGTTGGTAAACCAACAGGTGAACCTTTAAAACCAGATAATGTACAAATAGTACAACAAACTACATATGGTGGTTATACTACACAACCTATACAAATAGGTAACGCAGTATTGTTTGTACAAAGACAACAAAAAAAAGTTAGAGAGTTTGCATACAGATTTGAAAGTGATGCATATTTAGCACCAGATATGACTTTGTTAGCAGAACACATAACAGGCAAAGGTATTGTAGACGTAGATTACGCACAAGAACCAGATAGTATTTATTGGGCTGTTAGAAAAGATGGTACATTATTAGGTTTAACATATCAAAGAGAAGAAGATGTTATTGCATGGCATAGACACATTTTAGGAGGATCTTATAGTCTTACATTTAATGGTGCATCAGATGTTACAGATAGTGTTACAGATAGTAATAATAATGGTTTTGTTACAATAACTAATCATGGTTTATCTACAGGTGATAAAGTTACATATAGTGCAGGTGGAGGTACAAAATTAGGAGGTCTTGTAGATGGTGAAGAATATTTTGTTTTTGTAAAAGATGCTAATAATTTTGAATTTGCAAAAACATACGAACAAGCAATAGATAGAACAATAATACAAATACAAGATGGTGTTGGTGCTAATCATTCTGTAAAAGCACAAGCACAAGTAAAATCAGTATCTACAATATCAGAAGCTAGTGAAAACCAAACTTATGTTGTAGTAAGACGTAGAATAAACGGTAATATTGTACAATACATAGAATATTTAGATGAGTTGTTAAAAGTAGATAGTGGTTTAGCAGGTACAGTAAATGGTTCTAGTAGTAGTATTACAGGTCTAGATCATTTAGAAGGTGAAGAAGTACAAATACTTATAGGTGATGCTGTATTTCCTAATCAAACAGTAACAAATGGTGCTATATCTGTTAGTCTAAATAATGCAACAGGTTTTAAAAGTATTGAAATAGGTCTTGCATATACATCTAAAATTAAGACTATGAGAATTGAAGCAGGTGCAAACGCTGGTACTGCACAAGGAAGAAAAAAAAGGTATAATGAAGTTATGGTAAGATTACATAAAACTATTGGTATTAAAATAAATGGCGATCAATTACCATTTAGAACATCATCTATGCATATGGGCCAGAATGTACCAGAATTTACTGGCGATAAACGTGTAACTAATTTAGGATGGGATAGAGATGGACAAATAGAAATTTTACAAGAACAACCGTTACCAATGACGGTTTTGGGTATAACAGGAACTTTGGTAACAAGTGATTAGAAAGGATATATAATATGGCGTGGTTTGTACCAGCATTGATGGCGGCTTCAACTGCTATGACTATTATGGGGCATAGACAGAATATAAAAAACATGAAAGCCAACGCCGCATGGAAAAGATACGAAAATACATTACAGCTTGAATACGACAAACAAAAATTGTTTAAAAAACAAGCAAAATTATTTAGTGAAAAAAGAGCAAGAGTAGGTGCTAGTGGTATACAATTTACAGGATCACCATTACTTACTGCAAAAGCTGATTTAGAAGAATTTGAAAATGATTTGTTTTTTTTAGAGAAAGGAGTGTTTGTTAAAAATGCGGCCATGAATGCAGAACTTACTGGTATGATAGCTAGTGAAACATATAAAATGGGTTCTACATTGTTAGCGGCTGGTGTTAGTTATGATACTTACAAAACTAACAAGGCGTTAGCTGAAAAAGGTCTATAACAAATGTATAAGATAAAGGTATGGGATGTGGACACGTTAATATTTGAAGGATACAGTAAAAAGATACCAAAAGAAGGACAAAACTTTGAAGCGTGGACAGTTAGTAAAGATGCTAATGGATCTGTTGTAAAAACAGAATACAACCCAGCAAGATATAGGATAACATATGAAGATACCAAGGTATAGTGGAACAGATGTAAATATTAGTAGTGGTAGATCCTTAACTACAGGGGTTGGTAGTAGCCAAGGTCTTGTAGATATAGGTAAAACTGCTCTTAATGCAGTAACACAATACGCAAATGCTAAAAACAACTACGACAGTAAAATGCGTAGATTAGAAATAAATACAAATGTTAATTTATCTACTGCACAATTTGGTGGTAGCAACCAAATGTATGTTGATAGTTTATTAAGTAGAGATGATTATTTAACACCAGATAACTGGTTAAAAGAATACGAAGATAATTTTAAAAAACAAGAACTTAATTACAAAAAACAATTAGATGAGCAAACATTTAAAGAGTTTATGCCTACGTTTTATGAAAACTATTTTACTACTAAATCTACTATTGTTAACAAAATTGCAAATCAAAAAGTTATAAATGCACAAATAGCACTAGATGGTCAAAATGATTTATATAAATCAAATATAGAAAATGCGACAAGTTTAAAACAAATTAAAGGTTTATACGATCAACATAGTAATTTAACATTAAAAAAAGGTGTAACAACAGAATTATATAATAACGAAACTTATCAAACATTAGTAAGTGATACAAAAGATTATACTAATAATAAATATATAATGTTTCAAGTAATGCAAGGCGCAGAAACTATGTCGCCAGATGGTGAAAAAGTTATAGATCATCAACAAATATACAAAAATTTAAGAAACAATGCTTTTGAAATTAAAGATATAGATGGTAACATTTTATCACCAGATGACGATTTACGTAAAGCATTAATAAAAGATTATAAAACAAAACGAGATAATCAAATAGCAGTATTTAAAGATCAAAAAGATAAAAAAGATGATACGACAATGTTAGATTTTACTAATACATTGTTAGGTATGGAAGCAAATAACAAAGAAGATATTAAAAAAGGCGAAACATTTTTAGAAGATTTAAAAAATAGTGATCTTGATGATGATGATAAAAGAATATTAAAATCTGCATATACTACAACAATATCAAATTTAGCTAGTGGTAAAAAATCTTACGATAGTCCACAAGGTTTACAAATGAAAGCATTGCTTACAAACTTTGTTTTATCTGGTGCAATAGATACACATAAAGAAAGAATGATTATACAAGATATGATTAGTAAAGGTTACATAAAACCAGAATACGGAACCAAATTACATAAATTATCTATAGAGTTTACAAAAGACAAAAATGCTTACAAAAAAGATTTAGTCAAAAGTGCTACTAGATTATTGTTAAAAGAAGTAGGAGTTAATACAAAAGGCGATCAAATAGCTAATGTATTAAGTATTACAAATCCAGAAGAAAGAACTTCTGCATTATTAGGTTTAATAGGTTCTGATGCTCTTACACAAGAAGCATATAATGCTGTTAACAATATGAATGAACTTATAGCGCAAGGTGAAAGAAGTGGATTTAGTTATGAAAATATGCTTACAAATCCTAGAAGTCCAAACTACATTTTACAAGATGTTATTGATGTTTATAAATCTAAAATAAATGATGCATCTTTTAAAGATTTAGAAGGTAGAATAATGGGTATGCGTAACACTATGAAAACAACAATGCAAGGTGAAGTAGAAGCATTTAAAACATATTACATAATGCCAAGTGAATATTTTACTGCAAAAGTACCTGCTATGGCTAATATAGAAGTACCACCAAGAAACGAAAACGAAACTATATCTGCTTACATAAACAGGGTTCAAGGTTTAATAAAAGAAAATAATACCTTACCAAGTGTTATAACTGGGGATGCGATTGAAACACTAGACGTAAGTGATTTATTTGTAACAGATGAGTAACAATGAAATTAACTGCAACACAATTACGCCAAGCTGGATTTGACGAAAATACAGTATTACAATTTATAGAAACACAAAGACCAATATTAAAAAAAGCAGGTTTTTCTGATGTACAAATAAATGATGAGTTTGGCATAAAACCTATAAAAACTAATTCTATACTTAATGTTGATATGCAAGACGGTAGTTATGCAGACGAAAGTATGTTAGGCCAAAAAACAAAACTAGAACATAAAGCAGATAATTCTACAACAAAAGATCCACAGCAAGACAAAGTTTATAGTAATAGAAACAAAACAAAACAAACATTTGATATGCTAAAAGAAGCAGATCAACAAAATATTATAAATAGAGTAGATCAAGCATATAAATTATTTAAAGATGATGGTGATGGTCGTGTTGGTTATATTAATCAATGGATGGATGAATTTTATCCTAATGTACCTTACAACGAAAAACAATTTTATACTAATAGAGATCTAACAGTAGCAGAAAATATTGTAAACGATACACAATTAGATACTTCTAGAGTAGATGATGAAATAGCTAGAGATGTTTTATTAGGTAAAGTTGGATATGACAACGAAGCTAATAGATTTTTATTTAATGAAAGTTTGTTAGAAGCAGACAAAGATTTCTTACTAAAAAAATCAAAAGAAGATTTTATAAAAGAACAAGCAGAAAAGAACGTAAAGGTTCTTAATACTATGTTTACTACAGGGCCATATACTAACCAAATGTTAGAATATGTAAAAGATTATTACAAAGTTGATGATTTAGCTCTAGCAAATTTTAATGAAATGTTTAGTTTTTTTGCATCATTAGAAACAGACAATAGAAATATTTTTTCTAGAAACGGTAGTGCTTCTGGTTTATGGCAAATACACAAAGGTAACGGTTCGCATCATACTGCATTAAATAGATTTACTACATTAATGAAACGTGTAGATCCAGATTTTCAAATACCACAAGAAATAGAAGATGCATACGACAACGGTGATTTTACTGCTTTGTCTTTTGATATGCAAAGAGCAATCGCAATGGCTAATATATTACAAATACCAGCAAGTGAAAGATTAAATAGAGCAGGTAGTGATGATCTTATAAAAGCGGCTATGCAGGGTGATGTAGATGCAATGAAAGAACTATACAGAAAGTATCACCATGCATCATATGAAAAAACAATAGTAGCTGGTGAACCTAAATATAATTTAAGAGAGTTACCTGCATTAGATGCACGTATAGATAATTATTTTAATAGTTGGGGGCAGATATACGAATACGAAACACCACAAATGGCATTTTTTGGTAGTGATAGTACAATAGCAAAACAACTAGAAAAGTTTGGTCTTGGTCAAAAATTTGTACAAGCGTTTGGTGGTAAAGGTAGATACAATGTATTTAGTAATGGATACTCATTATCTGTCAATGGCCTTATAGATAGATATAATCAACTTGTTACAGAAGATAATGTATCGCCACAAGAAGCGTTACAAAGAGTATTTATGTACCAAGAACAATCTTTTAGTAAAGAAATAATATCTAGTGCAGTTACGTTAGTAAATGATTTACCTTGGATGGGTGCAGGTTGTTTTGCGGCAGGTGGAACTGTAGTTGCAGGAACACTAGGCGCAGGTATACCAGCCGCCCCTGTAGTATGTGGTGCAGGTGGTTTTGCTTTACCAGAAGTAATGAGAGATGTTTATATGAGAGCCATAGAAAGCGGTGAAGCACATGACATAAAAGAATTTTTATCATTATGGATGGATCAAAAAACATTAATGACAGCTATAAAATCTGGAACAATAGGTGCTGTAACATTTGGTGCTGGTGCAAAAGTAAAACAAGTAACAGGTAGTACAACTGCTAGATTAGGTACAGAAGTTGTAGCAATGACAGGTTTAGGTGCGGCTTTAGAAGGTCATGTGCCTACAGCTAGAGATTTTGCACACGCCGCAGTATTAATATTTGGTGTACATGGATCTATACAAGGTTTGAAAACAATGCATAATTTATACAGACGTTATTCTGTACATCCTAGAGATGTTGTTGCTTTAGCAGAAAAAGATGCACATTACAGAAAACAAATAATGAGTAATCAAATACCAGACATATATGTTAATGGTTCTAAATCAGTTATACAAGGATTAGAAAAAACACAAAACATTAAATTATTACCAGAACCTAAATTTAAAAACAACGAAGTAGTTAATATAAATATTAATGGTACAGAACAAGCAAAAGTAATTAGTAAAGAAGTTATTGGTAATGAAAATGCATTAGTTGTACAAAAAGCTAATGGTGAAAAATTAATAGTATTGGAAAGCGAAGTAAGAAAAACAGATCCTTTGCCTATAGAAGCAAAAATAGAAGGTGATAAAATTACTATAGCAAACAAAGCAGATAGAACATTTAAAGATAGACAAACAAACAAAGAATTTAACGAAGATATATTTGAACTTACAAAAGATAAAGATAATGCATTTGTTGTAGATAGTAGAGGAACATATAAATCTACACCATTACAAGCATTAACAGAAACAAGTACAAGAGAACGTATAACTACAGTAGACGGAAGTGCATCTACAAATAAAGTTATATTAATTAAAAATAAATTCTATCCTAAAATGGCAGAAAGAATGTCAAAATTTAAAGAGATAGAAGGTCTTGGTAAATTTGAAACATTTAAAGATATTAAAAAACGTGTGTTTAAAGGTCTTACAAACAAGCATAAAAAAGTAAGTATTGTATTTGGTGTAGATGGTGGCGGATCTTCTGGTTTAAAAGTAGATACAATGGTTGGTCGTATTAGAGGTGAGTTAGTATCTTTTAATAGAAAAGCATACAACGAACTAATTAAATTTACAGAAAATGGTAAACAGAAAAAAGCAATATTATTAGGTAACAGCGCAACAGAACCGTTAGTATTTGTACATCCAGAAACTAAAAATATTATTGCCTTATTAATGCCTAAAAAAATAAACGGCACATTAGAGGCACAAGCTAATTCATATTTTAAAAATCATAAAATTAAAGAAGATATGGATGGTATGCATTTTGATAGAGTACCTAATAGTAAAAGCGGTGATAACTGGGGTATACCAAACGAACCTTATATGGATACAAAACCTAACTTTGGCGAAAATGGGGCAAAATGGAAAGAATTATATAATTCTGAAAGAGGTATAGATCTTATTGATCTTGTAGAAATGTACAAAGTATTTTTAGAAAAATCACCAGAAATAAATAGGTTAGATCCTAGATTAAATGGTTACTTTCAATTTAAAGGTAAAAAAGCACCACGTATTGTTATAAATGAAGCGTTACAAAAAAATCCAGAACAATTTACTATGACTATGGCGCACGAACTAGGCCATCTTATAGATTTTTTACCTAACAAAACTTTAAAAAGAGGTAACATATTAGGTTCTATAGCTACATTAAAAGGTTATATGAACAAATGGATAGCTGGTAAGAATGACGGCGCAAAACCTTTAGATCCAAAAGAGATAGCTAAAATGAAAGCAGAAGCAGAAAAGATAGCTAAATCTAGAGAAAAAGAAACTAACAAAGAAATAGAACAAGAACTTAAAATAACACCAGAAACAGTATTAGAAATATTTAGAGATCCTAATGCAAGAGCAAAAATAGATCCAGAATTTTATGAAGCATTTATAAAATTAGATAGCGCATTAAAAAAAGAAGTAGTTAAAGATGCTTTAAAAGGCATGATGAGCCATCACATAAAAGCATTAGCAGACAAAGTAAATGGTAGAAAAGTAGATCCAAAACTTACAGAAGAAGCAAACAAAATATTTAAACAAATGTTTGAAAAAGAAATAAAAGAAAGAGGTTTAGTCAATGTAGAAATGATTACAAAAGAACTAAAAAATCTTTCTGCTAAATGGAAACCTTTTAATAGAGCCGCAGATCCTAAATACACAAAATATAGAGATGGCCCTAGAGAACTTATGGCAGATTTTATGATGGCATGGTTACTAAAGCCACAATGGGTAAAACACAATGCACCTAAAACATTTGAAATGTGGCATTATTATTTAGATGCAAAACCAGAAGTTATGAAGATATGGCACAGAATACAAGATGATCTTATATCTGGGCCAGATGTTAGATTAGGTAAACCTATTAAAGCTTTAAAACAAATGTTTAGAGATGTAGATGCTAAAATGTTAGAAAAAATGGAAAGCGAATACAAAGGTAGTATAATAGATGTAATACATTATGAAATGGTTGACCATTTTTCTTTTTTAACAGGTAGACTTACAGGTGTTACAGGTGAAACTAGATGGCATTCACCACAAGCTAAAAATTTAGAGTGGGCAATAGATAATTTTAGATACAGACACGCCGCATTAAAAGTTTATAGAGATACAGTAGAAAGAGAAGTATTAAAACCTGCAAAAGATCTTGGACTTGATGTACATGACATAAGTGTAATGATGTTTTTACGTAATCTTACAGAAAGTGGACAAAGAAAAAATATGATTTCTTCACTTGGTATAAATAAAATTCCAAAAGAATTACAATCTAAATTAGGTGATAGATCAGTTGAAAATTTATATGAATATTTTGCAAAAGAAAAACCAGATTTAATAAGACTTACAGATGCTTTTTACAGAATTAGACAAGAACATATTATTCCAGAAATAAAAGAAAGCAGAATGTTTGACGAAACAGTAATTAAAAATATGGAACAAAATTATCAATACGGTACTTTTAACGTAGCAGAACATTTATTAAAACGTATGGAAAAATATGGTTCTAACGCTACAGCAACATTAGCTATGAAAAAATCAAGAGGTTATGCAGGTGATATACAAAATCTTTTAGGTGCAACAATGGAAAAAGATATGTTGTTATTAGTAGAAGCTAAAAGACATAGAACAATGAAACTTACTGTTGATTGGTTAATACAAAATAAATCTTGGTTAGAACAATATAATAGAAGTTTTACTGGTCAAGGTATGAAATTAAGAGATATAGCAACAGAAGGTTTAGAAAGAATAATAATGAAACCTAAACGTATTAGTGCTACTAAATTAGAAGCACCACCAAAAGGCATGAAACCTTTTCATTATATGGTAAATGGTGAACTAAAAACATATTATGTAAATAAATTTATTGCAGATGCTTTTAGTGCAAATCCATTATTAACATTTTATTCTATGCGACAAGTAACATTAAGTGGTGATATATTTAGAAAATTATTTACAGAATACAATCCAGCGTTTTGGCCTGTTAATAGTATTAGAGATGTTAATAGAAGTATTAAATTATTACCAAATGCTAGATATTTTGACATAGCTGGTGGTGGTAAAAATAGTTACGTTAAATTTTTATTTAAGGCAATAAAACCTGCATACAAATCTATATTTAAGGATGGAACTGAACTTACAAGATGGATGGAAAAAGAAGGTTTTTTAATATCAATGGTAGAAGGGTATAGAGGTCAAGCTGGTAGTAAAGCTATTAGACGTGGCGTTGATAACGATACTTTTATGATAGAAAAATTATTAGATAAAGAAGTTAAACAAAATGGAAATCTAAATAAATTATACGACAAAACTTTTGGTCAATTATTTAACAAACTAGGTAATTTTGCACGTATGTTTGAAAGAGTGCCAAAAATAGCTGGTACTATGTTTTTAAAAGATCAAATAAAACGTGGTAAATTAAAAATGGATGATAAAGAACTTATGATACGTGTACAAAGTGAAGTAGGATCACCTAACTTTTTACGTCAAGGTAAAATGCATACAATAACAAATAATTTATTTTTATATTCTAATGCGGCAAAAGAAGGTTGGAGGGCTGATTACAATAGATTTAGAGAAGCACCTGCAAGTGTAGGTACAAAATTTATAGCATATAACGTAACACCTAAATTATTACAAAAAGCATTCACTTTAGGATTGTTTGGTACTAGTATTGGTTATCTATATAAGTACGGAGTATCAGAATGGGATCAAATAAATTATATTCCTATAGTATTAGGAACAACACCAGATGGTAGAGCAGTATATTTTAGAATACCACAAGATGAAACAAGTAGATTAATAAATGGTTTGTTTTTTAAAGCTATGGATTTACCATTTAAAGATAGCGCAGGTGAAGTATTATCTACACCAGCAGATATGATAGCATATTTAGGTAAAGGTGGAACGCCAGATCTTAACCCAATTTTTGAATTATTATCTAATTTAATGACTTGGATGACAGGTATGACGCCATTTGATGATTGGCGTGGTACTACAGCTATAGATGAAGATGTTGACAAAGCTGGTGGTATACAAAGACATATAGATATACTTAAATGGTTTTTTAATACATATTCTGGTACAGGATTTCATAAATTTAAAAGTAATGATTATGATGAAATGACTACAGAATTAGAAAAAATATTAGACTTTCCAATAATAGGACAACCAATAAGTAGATTTTTAAAAATAGGCGATCACCCAGCTACAGGGTTTATAAAAGATGGCCCAGATGGTCTTGATGCATATGACAAGGCAGATGCTAATATGACTATAGATGTTAAAAACGGTATATTAAAATTATTCCAAGGTAAAACATTAAATGAAAAAGAAATAGAAGCATTGAAAACAAGACAATCATGGCTTACTAATACATTAACTACTGATTTGCTTTCAAAAAAAGCAGGTGCAAATGAAGTAATTAGAGATATAATAAGTGAAAAAGATGGTAATAGACGTGCAATAATGATAGATAAATTAATTAAGTATTTAACAGAAACAGACAATTATCCTATAGAAAGTAAGAAAGAATAGTGGTAAAATAAACTATGACCATATCTACGACTAATATTAAAAACAGTTATGCTGGTAACAGTAATACATCTGTATTTCAGTATACATTTAAAATATTAGCTAATACAGAATTACAAGTAATTATTAGAGCATCTTCTGGTACAGAAACAGTAAAGACTTTAACAACACATTATACAGTTAGTGGGGTTGGTAATGCTTCTGGTGGTAATGTAACATTTACTTCTGGTAACATACCTGCAACTGGTGAAACTGTTGTTATACGTAGAGTTACAGCACAAACACAAAATTTAGATTTAGTAGAAAACGATCCTTTTAGTGCAGAAACAGTAGAAAGTGCATTTGATAAATTAACATCTATAAATCAAGAATTACAAGAACAACTAGATAGATCTATTAAAGTATCTAGAACAGCAACAATTACAACACCAGAAATAACAGATGATGCAACATCAAGAGCAGGTAAATTACTAGGTTTTGATGCTACTGGAAATGTTTTAGATGCTACTATTGATGGTACAGGTATTGCAACTAGCGCAACTAGTGCGGCTAACAGCGCAACAGCATCAGCAAACAGCGCAACTGCGGCGGCTAATAGTGCAACAGCCGCAGAAAATGCAAAGATTGCGGCAGAAGCGGCGTTAGATACTTTTGATGATGATTTTTTAGGTGCTAAATCTAGTGATCCAACATTAGATAATGATGGTAATGCCTTAACAGACGGCGCATTGTATTTTGATACTACAAACAATGTAATGAAAGTTTATGATCTTGGTAATACAGTATGGAAACAACTTACACCAACATCCTCTCAACAAACAAACATAGATGCGGCAGTTGCAAATGCAACTAATATTAATGCTGTAGGTGGGGCAATAGGAAATGTAAATACAGTTGCAGGTGATATTGCTAATGTTAACACACTTGCAGGTATTTCTGGATTAGGCACACTAGCAGGTTCAGCATCATCTGTAATTAATGCTGGTAATAATTTAACTAGCATAAACAGTTTTGCTAACACGTATTTAGGGCCAAGTAGTTCTGCACCTACACAAGATCCAGACGGTAGTGCATTAGATACGGGTGATTTATATTTTGATACTACAAGCAATCAATTAAAAGTATATGGTTCTTCTGGTTGGCAATCAGCAGGTTCTACAGTTAATGGCACATCAAACAGGTTTACATTTAATGTTACAGGTACACCTACAACATTAACAGGTAATGATGCTAACGGTAATACTTTAGCATATGATGCAGGATTTATTGACGTTTATATAAATGGTGTTAAACAAGTAAATGGAACAGACGTTACAGTATCATCTGGAACAAGTATAGTTTTTGCATCTGCATTAACAAACGGTGATGTAGTAGATGCAATAGCGTTTGGTACTTTTCAATTAGCAAATATATCAATTAAAGATTTAACAGATACACCTTCTGGTTTTGGCACAGCAGGACAGGCATTAGTTATGAATAGTTCTGCTAATGCACTAGAATTTGCAAACGCTTCTAGCGCAGAAGTATATGGATTTAATTTATCTTTTGTAGCTTCAATTGTAAATTATACAGTAAGTGTACAAAATGTAGGAGGTGCTAACAAATATTTTATTATGGGTGAACAACAACCAACTTTAGAATTAATAGAAGGTAATACTTATGTATTTTCATATCCTTCAGCACATCCTTTTGCATTAAGTACTACAGCAGACGGTTCTCATGGTGGGGGAAGTGAGTATACAACTGGCGTAACAAGAGATAGTTCAGCTAATACATTAACTTATGTAGTGCCTACTGGTGCGCCTCAACTATATTACTATTGTACAAACCATAGCGGTATGGGTGGTACAGCTAATACACCAGTACCATTTAACAATAATGTACAGGTTACAACAACAAATCAAGGTCAAGACAATATAAGTGCCGCTACTTATGCTGGTTTTGATGACGTTATATTTGCGGCAAGTGGCTTTACTTTTAGCTTATCTAATGGTGAATTAATTGCTACAATATAATTGAAAATATGATAAAATAAATATATAAGGATAACATATGGCAACAATAAATTTAGGATCACTTTCCTTTAATCATAAAGGCGATTATGCTTCTGGCACGGCATACGTTAAAAATGACGTAGTTTACTATGCAACAAACGGTAATGCATATATAGCAAAAACTTCAACTACAGGTAATGCACCTACAAGTACAGCACATTGGGATTTATTTATAGCTGGTGCAAGTGGTATATGGAATGCTGGTTTATCTTTAGGAACTGCTGGACAAGTAGTTAAAGTTAATACTGGTGCATCAGCTTTAGAATTTGGCGATATGGCAAGTGGTGGAGTAGTACAATTTAAAACAAATCACGGATCAACAAGTGTATCACAAGCTACTACATCAAGTTCATCTTTTCAAGATGTAGGGCTTGGAATGTCTGTTACGATTACACCTACAAGCACAAACAATAAAATATTAATATATGCGCAAGGTGCTACTCAAGCTTCTGGTGGAAGAACATATTTTACTATTAACAAAGCAGGTGATAGTTCTGGTAATGGAGATTTACATACTCAATTAAATGGAAGTGGAGATAGTGTTGCTAACATAGAAAGTAACTCTCCAGACGGAAATGATTTTATAAGTATGTTTCTTCTTGATGATAATATCAACAGTACAAACGCATTAACATATAAATTAAGATTTAGAACTACAAGTGGCGATACACATTTTGGCGTAGCAAGTTCTGTTCCAATTATGTATGCGGTTGAATTAGATAGTGGAGTACTATAATGAGAAACGCAAAACAAAAAGCAATATTTCAATTATATAATTCAGTAGTAACTATTTATATGGTAGATAATGAATTTACTGCTAAAGACGAAAATGGAAATGAAGTTTCTATTGATATGTCAGCAGTAAATGCAAAAGCTACTGAATTAGAAAATGCTGAAATAGATTTAAAAGATAGTGCTAAAGCAAAATTAATTGCTGGGGAAAAACTTACTGAAGAAGAAGCAAACATACTTGTAGGAGTTTAAATCCTATGACTAAAGCAAGAGATTTAGCAAATTTTGTACATGGCATAGACGCAAGTAAAATTACATCTGGTACTTTTGCAGATGCAAGAATAGCGGCATCAAATGTTAATCAACATGCAACTGATTATGATGATAATAAAATACAAGCTAATCTTGCTATACTAGCATTTAAAAGTGCTACTAATGGTTCTTTAGCCGCTTATAATTTAGTAGATCAAGTTATTGATGAATATACAGATGCAACTGGAATAGATGCTTCAGCTTCAACAAATGAAATTTTAAAAAGTGGTAGCTTCAGAGGTGGAGGTACACCTACACTTGGAAGTTCTGTAACTAAAGAATTTGCTTCAAGTAATGCTTCTTTTGATATTACAGAGGGAAGTATTATAGACAAAATGTTTGTCATTGGCGGTGGAGGTGCTGGTGGAAACAGAGCTGCTGCTGGTACAGATAGTGCCTGTGGCGGAGGCGGTGGCGGCGGCTGGATAGGTGCTGTAAATTTTACAGTTCCTGCTGGTATTAACTCTGCTGTTGTAACTGTCGGTGCTGGAGGTGGTAGTGGTGGTTCAAACTCTACTGGTCAAACTGGAGGTTCATCTTCAATTCAATTTGGTAGTGCTTTAACTTTAACTGCAACTGGTGGTTCTGGTGGAGGTGTAAGTCCATCAGGAAGTGGAACAGGAAGCGGTGGCTCTGGTGGTAGTTCAAGTAAAACTGGAACATCAGCAGGAGGTTTAACATCATTATCATTAAGTGGTGGTAGTGGTGGTAATGGACAAGGACAAGGAACTGGAGGTGGTGGTTCTAGTGGTTCTTCTGGAACATTAAGTGGTGTAAGTTATCAAGCCGCTGGTGGCGGAGGCGGAGGTTCTGGTAATGGCTCTGGTGCTACTGGTGGTAGTGGAAGTTCAGCTTCATTCTCTGGCGGAGGCGGAGGTGGAGGAGGGGATTCCGAAACTGAAAATAGCGGTAAAGCTGGTGGAAGTGGATATACTTCTGGTGGTGAAGGTTCAAGTACAGATGGCAATGAAGATGGAGGTTCAGCAACTGTTGATGGTGTTAATGTTGATGGTGGTGATGGTGCAAAAAATCCACAAGCTAGACCAAAAAATGTTGGCGGTGGTGGTGGCCTATTTGGTGGTGGCGGTGGAGGTATCGGTGATGGTATCGGTAATTCTAATGTTGGTAATGGTGGACAGGGTTATGTTCGTTTAGAATATAGACCCATGAATACACCAATAGATAATTTAACTTTAAAATCTACTAATACAACAGCTCAATCTACTCCAACAAAAGCAGATATGGTTATGCTTTTAGAAAATGCTGTTGGAACAGCAACACTAAATACAGATGTAAAAGGATTTATTTCAAGAGATGGTGGAACAACATTTACACAAGGAACTTTAGTTGATGAGGGAACTTGGGGAACAAACAAAAAGATTTTAGCTTTTCACGATTTAGATATTTCAGCACAACCAAGTGGAACTTCTTTATGTTATAAAATTAGCACACATAATCAAAGTGTTGGTTCAAAAGAAACAAATATTCATGCAACATCTATTGGTTGGAAATAATGTTTAAAAAAAAAATTAAAACAAAGGAGTAATATGGCAAAAGGTGATCTAAACAAAGACGGAAAAATGAGTAGTTACGAAACAAAAAGAAGTAACGCTATAAAATCTGCTATGAAAAAACAGAAAAAGAAAAAATCTTTTCCTAAGTTTGGTACTAAAAAAACAAGTAGTTACTAAACTAATTTACCTATCCAGTTACCCTTGTTATTTAAAACAAGCGGTAACAGTTTAGGATAACCGTCTATTATCATTCCACATCCTAGTATAAATCTAGTTTTAAAATTTTTAGCGTATGCAAAACTTTGTGATTTTTGATTTATTAAACATCCTACATTCATAGCAAAAAAAAGATTATCTGGATTGGCCCACCAAGACACAAGAAATTTTGTATGGTAATGGCCTTGTACTGCTGACATACCCAT